AACGACGTTCACCTCTTGATCAGATGCACCCTGCCATGGAAAGGCATTTGCGCCATTCTTGCGTAAATCATCGGATTTTCCGTCCCAAATGTTCCGTCGATCATTATAAGACCTCAAGCAAGACTCGAAATAGTAGTCTAAGTCAATCAAACAAGTGTCATACGCATCAGTCAACGCGCCAATATCAGGCTCCTTATCTGCGTAGATAAGAGCTTCATCTTCCAATTCTTGCGATTCAATCATAATGCGTATTCGTAATAATCTTCAGGGTCGGCAGATACTAGGCACACTTTGATTCGTTTGCCAACTAGTTTGTTTGAAGCTCGGACAGGACATTTAACAGGAACGGCCAGTCCATCCATGCGAACAATCACCCAGCTTGGGTTGTTGCAAATCCGCATCACTAGAAAGTCATCTTCAATTTGTTGATTGACTAGGCTGTCGATACTGCATGGAGATTCGTCAATAATGAGCGTCTTTTTTGCAGGACGCCCCCGTTTCGTTGCTTTCTTTGCTTGTTTTTTCATAATCAGTATCCACCGGACCCGTGAGTTGTAACAAATGACTGGCTATTGTCAACGTGATCGAGATTGGCGATAGCGGCATAACGACAGACATCAATAGGGTCTTTCCAAGCCTCCTTGAGTCCACCTTCGCCAGTGTATTCAGACAATGCTTGAATGATGTTCTCGCAATCCGAGCTAACGTAGAATCTAGGGCGATTCACTGAATCCAGCGGCTTGCTGCTATCCCAAGACATCTTGCCAATGAGTGCTTGAAGTCCATCGTCAATATCAAGTCCAGGTGCAGGAATGCAAACCATTCCAGATTCGTTCAAATCCTCAATGATCGAGGAAGATCCATCTTGAACTTGGTATTTCGCGGCGCCGAGTCGAGGGTCAATAAGGCGTTCAAATATCTCTTCCTCGCCCTCCATCTCTTGAATTGTGTCGATGTAGTCACGAATTCCAAAGCCTTGACCTTTAGATCCAGGCCCCGGAACCCACTTGCCACCTTTCCATTCCGCCCAGTCGCCAACGTCAACTCCTGGCCATTCACGGTAAACCCAGAATGTTCCAGTCTCATCAACGGCAATCCAGCACATAAACCAGTTCTTTGCGCCAGCCGGGTCAATCACATGATAACGGGTAATGTTATTAGTTGGGATCTTGTCTGGAGGGACGACGTTGACAACCTTATTGAATTTAGGAAATCGAGTCGCATGGGACTTCATCGGGACTCCATAAGCACGAATGAGGATTTCTTCCCTCGTTCGCCCTGAGAGAGTTTCCTTGATCCGCTCGTATCCACCAAAAGCATTGTCTTGAGAGTGGAAGTAATGCACTGAAGCATTTAGCTTCTTGGACTTCTGAACGTATGGGACAAGCTCGCCATTAAGCAACTCCGCTGCTCGCGATTCAATCGTTGTTGCACCGTCAAGATACTCCTTAATCACCTCTGTCCAGCCATCAATAGGGGTGAACGTAACGAGCATCTTTGCATTTCTCGTCGCAAGACGGAACCGAAGCGTATTGATTAACTCTGGTCCTAAAAGGTATTCATCTAACCAAACTCCTACGTTATGCCACACTGGGTTCCTAGATCCAAGTTCCGCACCTTCAAGAATGGTTGGATTGTTTTGATATTGAGAATACGTCTTGAAAATGATTTGTGATCCATTTGGAAGAATCAATGAAGAGTCGGTAAATCCAGTCTTCTTCTTGTAAGAGATATAGGTATTTGCGCTCGTTTGCTTTGTCTTCAGGTTCTCGGGAAGCCAGTCCCAAACAGCACTTTGTTGCTGACGGATGCTCACCTCAGATGTCTGCGCGAAACAAAAGATTTCAGACTTTGGGTTTTCGATAGCAGCACGGACTACTGAGAATGCTCCCCACTGCGTCTTTCCGCTGCGATTCCCACCTAGCGCAAGGATTTCATTAACTTCTTTCAGCTGCTCTTCAGCTTTGCTCCAGTGCGGGAGCCTGAACCCATAGTGATATGGATCTTTCTCGGCATTCTCGATAGCCTCATGGTAAATAGAATGCAGGTCGATAAGCTCATTTGGAGCCATCGCAACCATTTCCTCATCAGTTGGAGGAGTAAGAATCGCGTGTTTACGCCAAATCATCATTTGATAATGTTTTCTTTAATTGCATCCTCTTTGGTCATTAGTTATTTGCTTTGCCGAAAATGCGCCTCAGCTTGGCCCAATACGTTCTTGATTGAATCGCCCTCAAATACCAATATCCCATCAACTTCACCCAAACAAACGCATTGAGATGGATTTCCAATATGGAGTTTCCATTTGCATTCGATGTCATTACCTGTCCACCGATAAAGCATTATCTCCTCCTCTTGACCTGTTAAAATCATAAGGTCTTTAATTCTCTTGTCTATCGTTTTTAAGTTCATCTTACTTATTCATTAATGATTTCAACATCAATGGCGTCACTCTTGATCTTGCTGGCAATACGAGCTTTTGCATCAAAGATCATTTTCGCCGCATCATCCAGACTCGCTCCCTTTCGGTGCTCAACCACGGTAGTAGCCATGCCAGTAAGTTGCGCTGCTTTATCAGTCAGGATACCAACCGTAACGGCGAGTTTATCTGGGCTAATCTTGGCAAGCTCCTCTGGATTATCAAACAGTTGTTGGGACCGCTCAAAGAGCAAATCGGTGTAATCCTGAGCCGCAATAGCGTATCTCATCGAGAACTCCTTGCGCTTTGTCTCCAGAGTATCGTTATGACGCCATTGTAGCCCCCTGATTGTCTCCCTGCCAAGCCCGGTCTTCTTCTGGATGTCGGTTATCCTCGCGCCTTGTGCAGCCAGCCACAGGGCCATTGCGGCCTTGTTTGGGGCATAGTGTTCGACGCAGTTGCCAGGAGAATGCTTTGCACGCTCTTTGACCTCAAGAAACCAAGCGGACTTGTCTTCCCGTTCGTCAACGTATTCCGCTTTTAGCTTTTCGTTTGGATCATCACTCATGGTTTATTTCTCTTCCCGCTGCATTTGACGCGATGAAGCTCCATAAATCAAGGGTGAAATTGAATTCGCTGGTTTTTTACCTTTAGAGATTGGTGGCATCTCAATGACCAGCTCTCCATTGCGATTCATCCGTGATGGTTGAGGCATCAGGTTGTCTCGCAAGTTGTAATACGAGTTTGGTCCATAAGGAACGGCGATCTCACCAGTCCATTGGATCTTGTCACCTAGACGATCCCACGCGAATGTCCGATAAATACCGGATGTCTTGTCAAGATTCCTCTTGCTGAACATTGGATTTGTTCCTAACTGCGACTCAGTAAGCAAACCTTGAACTGAGTTGATGAAGTTCTTCCTGCGCTCCCAGTTCTTCGGATCTTTCTCTTGAAAATATGCGTCAGTGGCTTGGTTCTTCGCGTGAAGTTGAGCAACATTATCGATGTCATTCAAGATTTCAGCATGATTCATCTTCAACTTCTTGGCGATGTCGCTCTTAACAGCTTTTGCGATGTTCTTCTTAAGTTGGATCATATCCATCCCAACGAGATAGAGCCTTCCGCTTTTAGTCTCAAATGAAATTGGAACAATGTTATTTACTGTAATCCCATCATCATTAATAGGAGAGCGTCCCGGTTTTTGAGGCTTGTTTGCAATCACATACGACACAGGTGTTCCCATGACACCTTGAATTGCTACTATTTCCGCAAAGTCACCATTTGCAATAACACCACTTTCCTCCAGTCTTTTAATTGCCGCGTCTGTCAGGAATCCAAATCCATTTCCATTGGCATCTGGATTTAGGACATTTTCTGGAAGCGGATTTCCACTGCGAACAGTCTCCTCATTCGCCTTCCTAATTTCCTCACCTCCTTTGTAGTGCTTCGGATTTGAAGATGGTTCATCCTTAATAACCGGATGCTTTGGAGCCTGCTTTGGCATACCAGCTGATTCGCGATACATGTTGCGGATCATTGCCTTAACCTCTGGAAGCTCACGCATACCATCGGCAAGCAGACCAGAACCCATTACCATACGACCAGTTCCATCTGTTGCTCCACCGAGCTTAAAGTGAAGATTCTTGACGATTGGAGTTGCCGCCATCGTAGCTTTGAACGCATTTTCAATACTGCGTCTAAGTGGAGTCTTTCTTGCCGCCTTATACAGCTTCCCAGCTCCAACGTCTTCAAATAGCGTCTGAGCCCCGTTATCGGTAAAGTATTCAAGTGCTGCATCATTGACATCAATACGTGGCAATCCTTGAGAGTCTAGTCTGGCGTTGTATTCATCCCAAAATTGCTTGAACTCAGGGTCAAGACTGCCATCTGTATTGCGCACAAGCCCCTTGCGCGTTTCGTCACCAAGCATTAGGGATGCCACAGCACCATCGCTTTGATGCTTGAACTGAATGCCATGAAGAGCCTCGTGAGCAGCCGCAGCTTTTACGATGCCAGCACGATCATTGTAGTTGATTGTCGCTTGCTTGTTTACTGGATCAAACTTGCTGTTTCCATCCTTGACGAACTGCCAAGAATCAAACATTCCGGGATAAGCAGCATCAACTGACGCCGCGAATTGCTTAACATCTCGGAATGGAACAGACTCAAACTGCTGGAATGCTTCAGGACTTGCTTTCTTTACCTTATTTCTGAAATTATAAAACTCATTCGTCTTTACTTGGTCCCAGTTATTCTTGTTACCAATAAGTCTTCCAAATGATCCGAAGACTAAAGCTCCGGCTCCTGCGCGTTTCATCGCGTTCTCGTCAAGTCCTTGAGAGTTGATAGCCTCATATAATGTCATCGCAGGTAATGCTTGGGCAGTTCCTTTTACCGCTCCAGCAACTCCACGGGTAATTGGCGTGGTGTAATCCATAAGTCCACCAAATGCTTGCGTCATACGGCCAGCACCTTCATTTGCTGCAACGCGCCTCCAGAACGGAGAACTATTTGTAAGCTGGAGCATTTCATCACCAACCACGTTTGCGAATCCAGCAGTCTTCTTGAGCAATGGTGCTGCTACAAAACTCCCGAGTCTAATTCCACTGTATATTTTAAATCCTGTTCCAAGACTCAATATGTTCGCAGCATGAAGTAGATACGGCAATTTTCCAACACCAAGACCTTCTTCAATGGCTTTTAATTTCTTGTTGGTCCAAAGAAACCCGTTCCCTAAAGTATCAGCGGCATCTCCTAGTTTCTTAACTGTCGCGCTTCCAGCTTCGCGTGCCATCATGCTTGGTGCATTGATGTCATCAATTTTCGACGCGGCTTTCTGAAGCACTTCTTGATTCACCTTGATGCCATCATTGAAAAGAGTCATCCGATCTTGAGATGTCTTGATCGTTCTTGAAAGATCATCGAGTTGTGACTTTGCAGCCATCGCCTCTTGAGTATTTCCAACCAACAAGGCATCATCCATTCTTTTCTGGACAGCAGCAGCACTTGAAGTTGCTTCCTCAATAGTCTTGCCAGTAATAGTAGCCGCTTCATCAAGTTTTGCAAGCTGCATTCTAGCGGTATCTGCTGTCTTAGCTGCGCGTGCGACTTTTGTAGCTTTCCCCAAGTTCACCAATTTAATGAACGCGCCAGTTCCACCAGTGAGAGCCAAACCAACGGGGTCGCCAAGCATACCACCAGCAGAATAAGCCCCGTTCATTACGTTCGTGAACTCAGTATTACCTTTTACCTCTCCTAGTTGGTTAACGAAATCATTCTTAGCTGTCGCAAAAAGTTTGGCTCCTTCATCAGCTCCAGAAATGGCGTCCATGAGATTTGCCGCCGTAGTTTCATCAGCAGCCGCTCCTCTAGTAGCAACTTGAAACTTTGACCACTGATCATCTACTTTTATTTGATCGTCGGTAGCTCCATCAAGTTTTCTTGCAGGATTGATGATGTTCTGATCAATAAATGCACCGAGTTTTCCAGATGAAGTGACGGCCGTTTCGGCGGCACCTTCAGCAGCTTTTGCGAGAACGGCAGCACGTTGCTCACCTGTGTATCCTTCTTTTGGACTCACAACCTCACCGAGGGCTTCCATTAAGCTACCCTCTTTTATGATTTTCCTTTGTTCAGGAGTGTATTGTGGCAAAGCGGATGTAACTCCAATAGCCTTAGCCATTCCCCCAACAGCCTTGAAAATATCAAGAATAGCATTACCTTCGTCTTCAGGTTTTGCATTCAGCTTGTTATCATCCTTGATCTTCCATAGTTCAAAACTATTCAGGACTTCAGGATCATTCGGATCTAGTGTGCTAGTAAAGTTTACGATCTTTGACGTAGGCAGGATGTCCTCAGTTGGCGTAATGAACGCCTCACCTTTTTTAGTAAGCGCACCATCCTTATTGATGAATTGATTGTCAACAAGAGCTTTATATCGACGACCTTCAGGGGTCAGCGTTTTCTCGTCAGATGCCAACCCAAGACTGATCATGTCTCCAATAGAAGAAATCGGCCTAGCACCTGCGTCTCCAAATTTTGAAGATAGAAACTCATTGTTTCTCTTGATGATCTCCGCAGCTTTTGCCGCCTTGTTTTCTTCTTCAAGCATGTATTTGTCTATTAGAACCCTCCCAAGAACTCTGCGTCTTCAGCAGCTTGATTAATTGGTGTTTTCTGAATCTTAACGCGTGTTACAACTTGTCCACGATCATTAATTACTTTGTCCGGAGCCATCGACATAGCTTGATCAAATTGTTCTTGATTGATCTTCTTATCCTCCAATGCTTTAGCTAGCACAGACTCGCTTCCATATACTATATTATGTTTCAAGTTCTGCAATCTGACCAATTCCTTTTGGAATTCCTCTTTGCTTTGAGCATTACTAAGGCTTGATCCGGCTCGTTTAAGTAACTCAATATCCTTATCTGAGATTCCAGAAAGTGCTGCCCCAGTAGGACTATTTTTTCTTAGCTCAGTAAGCGTATCAAGAGTTGTATTGGAAACAATTCGATCAATGTATGCCTTGTTCGTGGCTTGTTCAGTTCCAGAAATCAACTCAGCTGCTTGTCGGCCAACCGCTCCAGCCACACCGGGAGCCATATCTGTCGTCCTGTCTTCAAGGTAATTCAAGTCCTGAGTGATTTGTTGAGCATTCTGTTTGGATGCCTCGGCGGCTCTGGCAGCAGCTTCAGCTTTTGCTCCAGCACCACCAACGCCCGGACCTTGAATGAGTTTGAAACCACCTTCAGAGGTTTGTTCAAACGTCATTCCAGTTGGAGCATTTGTAGGATAAAATCTTCCAGTTTCCTCATCTATTTGCCCCGCCGGAACGCCATATGCCAAAGCCTCGCCACTTGTTGCTACTCTGAATTTTGACTTAGCTTTATCATCCTCCACAATCGAAGCCCCGGGGGGAAGCCGGAATGCAGATGGTTTGGCGACTGGAACTCCACCAGCGGCTTCGGTGTTTGCCCCCACTTCCCGGGCAACTTTAGTATCGCCTGGAACGCTTGGGGACTTATTAAAATCAAAGTTGATCGGAGGTTCTGGGGCTTTGTTTTGTTTGTCTAGTGGCAATACACCGGGAACATCCATTGGTGTTCCATCAGTTGGCACCCCATCTGGATATGCTCCATCTGCAAGTGGTATTTCAGTTTGTCCTACTGGAGCAAACGCATCTGCAACACTTGAATAAACATTATTGTTAATGTCTTTAAATTGTCCGAACTGATCTAGTGATCCAGTAACCTTTACTTTCTCTCCATCAATTACAATTTCTTTGTCGTAAGATTGCCACTTGGAGCTTTTCATTTCAGCTTGCTTCACCAATGCTTCTTGGATTGCTTGACCTTCTTGAATATCAAGTTGCCTTTTCTTGAGCCCCATTTCAGCCATCGACTGCATCTGATTCGTTCCCATGTTGATGAGTCCAGCAACAGACTCAGCAATACCTGCACGCTCATCCAGAGAAATGTTCTCATCCTTGATTTGGTCGCGCACACCTTGTAGTGTCGGAGAGAGATCAGGAAATAGCTTCAAAGCAGCATCAATTTGAATGTCGCTTTTCTTGATTAGCTTTTTCTTTTCGCCTTGCTGCTTGAAATAATCTTGAGCTTGGTCAATTCCTTTACTGATTGCCTGCATTGGCAATCCAGCTGCTTGAACAACGCCAGAATAATCTGGTTGTTGATACCCCGTAAAACCTATGTTTCCACCTTTAAGTGCCATGATTTAGTAAATTGAAGTTGCTTTTGGAATTCCGCCAAACAGGTTGCTTAGTCCCATTCCAGCTGAAAGTCCAAGACCACTAAGGCCAGTAGCTCCAGCAGCACCTCCAGCCAATCCAGTAAGTCCAAGTCCAGCCGACAATCCACCCGTAAATGGGGCGGCGGCAAGTCCGATTCCTTTTGTGATCAAACCAATCGTTTGCGCTCTTTTTTGTTGAGCCGCTTCATACTTCGCTTTTTCATAAGCGTCTAGTGACGAAGCACGTTGCTGGGCGAACCCAAGTGGGGCGTTATAATCAAATTGACCAGAAGATTCAGGACCCATCGACAATGCTGTTTGAAGGGTTTGTTGTCCAGCTTGATAGGATTGTGGAACTTGGCTCAACAGGCTCAATCCGGGCTGCGTATAAAATCCTTGCGCGGCTTCATACGAGCGACCACCTGCTTGCGCCGCCTCAGCCCGTTTACGAGCCAGAACATCTTCACGACCCATTGCCTCACTGACGATGCTGCGGTTACCGCCAAGCCTACCTGCGGCTTGGAATCCCTCACGCGATAGTTGTTCATAACCTCGCTGCTCTTGTGGAGTGACGCCTTGAGCTGCTGCCCTAGCACGTTCTGCTTCAGATGCAAATCCTTGAACAACGGCAGCTTGTTCTGGAGACATAGCCTCCATCAATCCTCGGGCAAGACCAGTTTGTCCTGTCATTTGACCAAGTTCACCTGCGCGAAGCTGACCCAATGTTTGTCCTGCTTGTTGTCCAGTCGAAAGCTGCAATGCCTCTAGGCCGGGTTGTCCACCAACACCACCAAGAAATTGACCAGTCTGACCAAGCATTTGGCCCATGAGTTGAGGCCCAAGTTCGCTTTGAAGTTGCAACCACTTGGGAACTTCGGCACCATAATAACCGAGCATCTTGCTTGATTGCTGCCCAGCGAGATCTAATGGATCTTTTGGTTTTTTAATCTTAGGAGAACTTCCCATATTCTTGTATTATTTGAGTTTTGAGTAAAATTGTTGCATGTTATACACCCTTACTCTAGGTGAATTCTTAAATTCACGCTGGAATGCGATGTATTTAAAGTCATCGAGGAACTTTCCAAGAGACTTCCGCATGTCACCAACGCACATTGTGACAAAGAGTGTGTTGGAATGGTGAACTTTACAGGCTTGATCCGGCGTTTCCTCTTGCGAGTAGAAGCATAAGGCAAAGCATTCAGCGTCAGAAATGACAACACCAAAGCATAGGTGCCAATACAAAAGTTCGTGAAAGTCTTTGCCATATATCTTTAGTGCTTCTCCTAAGTGCCTGTTCATTAGGAGTATTATTTATTTCAAATTAACAAATGATTTGAACGTAGTCCTCTGGAAAGTTGGTTAGCGGAAAATCACAAGGTCAACAATGATCTGATCAGCTGCCGTCGAGTTATTGGCCGTTAAGAAAGTAATGACAAATCCCGTTGTGGTCTTTGCTGAGACTTCAGGGACGCTTCGGTAGGTTCCTGAATTCGTGGTTGATCCACCCCACACCACGGCATAGTTGGCGTCCGTCATCGCGGTGGTAAATGTCACGGTATAGCGACCAACTGAATTTCTGACGACGGTTGCTATGTTTCCCGACGCTTTGATTGTCGCCGTGGTTCCAGTGAATCCATCGAATGAAGCCCACGCCCGCGCCCCGTAGATCGGCGCACTTCCGGTCTGCGCTCCGTCAAGTTTCGCCGCCGTCACGTTGGCATTCAGTATCTTAGCCGTGGTAACAACATCGGCATCAAGCGTGGCGACCCCACTGGCAACTGTAAACGCTCCGAAGTCAGAGTTTGAGAGCTTGGCTGGAGTGACGTTTGCATCCTCAATCGAAATTGTTTTAACTGAATTAGCAGCCAATTCACTCGACGTAATTCCTTGTGTGCGAACTTTCAACTGGCCGGATGGCAATACGACTTCAAGTGTAGTCCCGAAGATAGCATCAGTCGTCATTGTCGTTTGATCAATGATATTATTCATCTTCGCGCTAGTGATTGTATCAGTAGCTGTGAAAGTGTAAGTTGTATTGACTGCGCCCATACTTTATTTCTGTGAAATGATTTGTCTATTCGTCACTGACCCAGCAACTTTTACTGAATTGATCTTGGGTGATCCGATAGTTCTTGTCAAGATCATAGTTCCCGTGTAACCACGGATTCCAGCCAGCCTGCACCTAATACTTGCCGTCTCAGCTTCATTCGGAGTGCTTGGAGCAAGAACTTCTCCACCAAGGAACTGGGTAGTCGTTCCAATCTCGGATGCGTTATCTGGATCTTCAGCAGCGAAGGAAATAAGATACTCTCCAGAGTCACCAGCAAGGTTTTGCATGATGATTTGAGCGTCAGTAAATCTTTTGCGTTCCATACTGCCTAAATCATACCCCCGAGTCGTAAGCGACGAGTTGATTGTTGGCGTTACAAGTGATCCCCCCACGTTTGACACGTTAAGTCGATCAACTGAGCTATCAACAGCATCAATTTGATGCAAGCCGCCATTGCCAGTCACGGCATAAAGCTCGTTTCTAATACCGGCACCACCAGTAATGAAGTTTTTAATCAGGAATCGCGAATCACCATAGGTATCAAGCGACTCCCAACCACTATTCTTAAAGTTATACACCAAAATTGAGTTGTTTCCAACTGCATCATTGGCTCCAACGGCAGAATCTAGGGCAACAGCAAGGTAGTATCGGTTGTCAAACAGGATTCCTACCGCATCTTCCGCGTAATTCTTGTTGATCCGGTCGATGTATGGCTGAATGTCCCTAGAAAGAGGCTCTTCAGAAC